TATATTCCCGATGGGGACGAGGACTATTTTCGCCTAATCGAAGAAAACAAGAAACTGCTAAAGACCCTGAACGAGTTAATCGCCGGAGTCAAAAGAGCGAAGGAGAAGATAAATTGATAGACCTTAACACCCTATCCTCATCAGAAATAGACATTAAACTCGATGAACTTGAACTAAAACTCTCCCAAGAACAAAACTCGCTATCCACAGTAGAAGATGAATTAACCGCCAAGAGAAAGGAGATGGTCATATTACGAAATACTATAACCGATTTAGAGCAAGCGGTAAGGAAGGGCAGTAGCGTAATCTCACAGACCAAAATGGACATTAGGCGTGCGGAACGCAAGATGTTCAAGAAAATCAGGGAAGAAAAGTTCCAAGTATAGAAAGGGGGTCTGAACACTTGGGGTAAATGACTTGTTTCTCCGGATCGTGGGAATGGTGATAGGTCAAGCGATAACAGATTGCCAAACATTGAGTAAGCCCGTGAAACATAACGAACACAACAAGAACAGGAACAAATACAGGATATACGCATACCAAGACGCCTATGACTTCCTGTTTAACGGAACGAGATTACCGGAATACCTGGAAAGTTATGGGTTCAAGGTCTTGGAAATCGAGTATATCCGCAGGAAAGCAAGGGAAGCGATAGAGAACGGGACAAAGTTAAAGACAGACATATTTGCGGGAGTGAACGGAAAGTTAAAGAGGGCGGCTTAAGCCCCACTGGGGCAGAAAGGAAAAAATGGGATACACGAACATTGGAAATACTGCTTGCCAATCGCAGAACTCACCGAAGGCAGGGGAAGAAATAATGCGAGAATTGGGGATAGCAATAGAGGAACTTGGTGATATAAATGCAAGATTAAGTGGAATAGAAAATAGACTTTTAGTTCCCAAACCAACCAACCTTTCAGGCAAGGACCAATCTCCGTCACCAAGTGCGTTAATGCTATCAATAGTTTCGGGGATAAGAAGGTTGAGGGAAGAGATGGCCTATACACGGGAAGTGATTAGTCGGTTAGAAAACGAGATATAGTTAGGGGGTGATGTGTATGCCTTGTGGAAGTAAACCGAAGAAAAAGGGTGGTAAAAAGAAGTAAACTGACTCTGTTGGACGTAGGACACGGGAACTGGGAAACTGGTTCCCGTTTTTATTTTACTCAATGGAATGAGATAATTGAAAAGGACAACAAATGACCCGCCAAGAATCCCATAAAAAAATACCTAAAAAGACCTGCCAAAATTGTAAAGACCAAACGTGCTTAAAAACAGGAAAACCCTGTGAGGAGATAGAGACACTCTTACGATCTGAAGGAGTCAAGAGCCGAGATTGGATAAGACCCAAGATAAGCAACAAACTGGATAGTGAGCGTGGTGGATACGGAAGATACAGGGAGATACCATTTTCGTCATTCAAACAAAGGGATTTTACCCTATTGGGCGTGGATAAAGAAGATTACGGGGAGCAGGAATAGAATAGCAACAAATTACCCGTAAAAATAGCAAACCTCAATTCCAAGCACAAATATATAGAATTATCTTGCTTTTTTGTTATAAACTCACAAAACGCTGTGCTTGGATACGCCTAATAGTGAAAGAGTGTGTGATAATAGCGAGAAGGACTTTCTTTTTCGGTTTCCTTGGGTAAGGCAAACTGGCCGTTAAATCGGTAAAGAGGATAACATATCCGGCTATGGGACGACCGCCTAAAAGGATAAACAGGGTTAATAGGCAAGAGTAATAAAGTGCGAGCCTTGAGCGTTTAGTCATACGATAATTGACCCCTGATAAAGATAACTTATTCTCTCCTATCTTCTCCGATAGTCTCCATTCATAGCAGATATCATATCTTGCCTTGAGAGTGTCCCTCTCTTTCTTTACTTATTAAAAGGGTTTTAGTAAGTGTGGCACATATATTGAGGGGTAGCATAAATCCCGACATTCAGGCACTTTGGAGCATTTCGGCCTGATAAGAAGCAAAACCTGAAAAGCCCTTAAAAATCCTAAACACCAAAAAATAAAGGTAAACAATGGACCTAAAACACTTAACAGGTAAGGAAATACAGGTAATAGTGGGTAATATGGCGGTAAAAGGCCGCCTAAAAGAAATAAAGGATGATTATATCCTGCTAGAGAGTAGAGGAAACGAAGTATACTTAGATCCCAGTAAGATAGTATATGTCTTGGTAGAAAAGGAACAGGAAGAAGAAAAGAGGGTAATACAGTAAGTAAACGTTTACTTTATATTATATTGTAATATATTGGTATATAAGGGGATAAATTAGTAAAATGTCAGGGGTAAAGGGTAGATCAGGTAGAAGGGTCAAGAGTATTGAGGAGAGGTGTCTTGCGTTGAGGGATAAGGCAAGGGAGACCACTCTGGCGGCTTTGAATGACTTGTCTATACCGTTGATTGAACGTGCCAAGATAGCCAATCCTATCAGCGTGAAGGAAATGGCCCAGAAGATAGAACAGACCGGACAATTACCAAGCGCAATAACGATAGTCCATACAGGACAAGCAGTTACGCCAATAATCGAACACAAGCCGATTAATCGTCTACCCAAACAACCTGAACCAGTATCAGAACCCAGCAAGATATTACCCTAATCACTAAAAACTACTATCCTCGGGAAGCGTGCTCGTGTACTTAACATAAGCGTTATTATAAGGACGTTAAGGGGTAAAAGGGTAACTTGTTGCGATGAACTGGTAAATTATTGACCCCCCCGCCATCGGTTCTGGTTATATTAGTATCAGGAGGTGCCACGGAGAATTTTTATGGATTTTAAAAGTTATCCACAGGAGGACACCCTGATTAGGAAACCCTTAACCACGGCTCTGAGAAAACAAGTCTACTACGCTTATACCCAAAAGTATGGCTATAACTGTTTCTATTGCGGTCTTGACCTCCAAGAGTGCGGTGTTTGGTATGACCACGTTCTCCCCCTTTCTTGTGGTGGGGACGACACCGAAGATAACTTGGTGTTGAGTTGCCCTATGTGTAACCGAGCCAAAGGGACACTTGACGTAGTAGAGTTCCTTTACTGGCTATCCCACATTCGGTCTAACAATTTCAAGTGCCACGCCCTTAACCAAGTAGAATTAAAACCAGTTCACGAGGATAGGCTTAAAACGAACATAGGAACATCGTAGAAAGGTAAAGTGTTGCTTTCCGGAATAAACAAGCTCTGTGCTCAGTGTTCCAATTCCTGCAAACAATGGCAACAAGTTACGGTAGTCGCTTGTCCTCTTTTCCGATCAGTTGCCAAACCCCTTGACCCCCCCACCCTGCAAGCACGCCATTTCAACGACATTGCCCAAGGTGAGGGGCAGAGTGAGAAATAGGGCTGGGATACCTTTTCCCGAGTTCGGGCTTTAAATCGCCACGTAGGGGCTAAATGACCGTTAAACGCATAGTCTTACCTGAACTGTTCCAACTCCAGAGAGAAATCTCTTTAGATACCCACCGTTTCAGGGTCTTGGATATGGGTCGTAGGTGGGGCAAGTCCTTCTTGGCTATGGTTGAAGCCTTTAATATGCTTGTCTCTGCCTTCGAGAAGCACCGTAGACCCGCAAGGGTCTGGGTAGTGTCTCCGACCTTTCCTATGGTCAGGGAGGACTGGCTACAGGCTGAATACATCTTAAAGGACGCCATAACCGAAAAGAAGGTCTCCGAGTTTACCCTCAAGTGTGAGCCTTTCGGTATGATAGAGTTCAAGTCCGCCGAAAGGGAAGATGAGGGTTTAAGAGGTGCCGGTCTTGACGGGTGCGTAGTTGACGAGGCGGCGCGTGTATCACAGAAGTCGTGGGAACAGGGTCTGCGTCCGGCGTTAGCCGATAAGTTGGGAAGGGCGTTGATCATAAGCACCCCCAAAGGGCGGAACTGGTTCTACGATATGTGGCTTAGGGGGCAGTCGGATAGTTCCGAAATTAAGTCTTGGAAGTGTCCTACACATACAAACCCCTACTTCCCGAAGGAGGAATGGCAGACCATACTCGACTCTACGCCTGAACTCATCTTGCGGCAGGAGTTCTTGGCTGATTTCCTTGAAGATGACGCTTCGGTCTTCAAGAACATCGGTGAGTGCTTAAAGGGTTCTTTAGACGACCCCAAGACCGGAGAATACTACACCATAGGCGTTGACCTCGCAAGGACTGAAGATTTCACAGTAATAACCACCATAAGAAACAAAGACTGCTCTGTTGTTGACTTCATACGTTTTAATAATCTTGACTGGTCTTACCAGAAAGAAATGATAAAGTCCTCTGCCCGTAAGTGGAATGACGCCTACGTTTGGATAGACTCCACAGGCGTCGGAGACCCTATCGAGGAGGACTTACGAAAGTCCGGTATTAAGACCAAAGATTATAAGTTCTCCAATCCTTCCAAGGAAGCGTTGGTCGAACAGATGATGATAGCCATTGAACAGAAACTGATTTCCATACCCGACTGCGATAAGACCAAAGTCCTTATAGACGAATTGAAAGATTTTACTTATACGATGTTGCCTTCGGGAAAGATAAGGTATGAAGCCGCTTCGGGTCATCACGACGACTGCGTTATCAGTTTAGGACTTGCCATTTGGGGTATCAAGCATTTACTTTACGGGATTAAAAAAGAAAAGAACAACGATATACCGAGGAACTCTGCCGTATGGTTAGAAAGAAAAGCGTTAGAAAACGAATTAGCCGAAAACTCAAAATTACCAAGAAGATACAGAAGAAGGATAAGCGAGAACCTGTCATTCAGTTAAAGGAGGAAACGATGGCGAAGGAAAAAAGGGAAGAACCGAAAGAGGAACCGAAGGAAGAAGTAAAGGTCAAAGAGAACCCGTCTGTCATAGTGGAACCGAGTCTTGTAAGCGAGGCATAGATGCTTAAAATATCACCTGACGAGATAATGAAGTGGCGGGTCGAGATTTCCAATTCCGAGGATTTCCGTGACCAAGAACTCGGAGAGTTAAGGTATGACGCCATTACCGGTTCGGGAAAGAACATCAATTACTTTGAGACGGGTCTGTCTACCGACATCACCCAGCAGATAGGCACTCTCGAACCCTTACAGACGATTAACATAATTTTCCCTATCGTCAAGAACATCATACCCACGCTCTACTGGAAGAACCCCCATATCACGGCTATACCGAGAAGGCAGGAAGATGAGATGTCCTCTCCTTACGCCGCCGCCATATTAAACCATTACTACGAAGAACTGGATATAAAGGCGGTAAATCGTCAGGTGATTTTTGACGCTTACGTAATCGGAATGGGTGTCTGTAAAATCGGATACGCCACGCAGTTCGGTTCCGATATGCCTGATGATGATTTGGAGAAACGCAGGGAAAAAGAGAAGTCAAAGACCCTGTTGGAGAAACTCGGTTTAAGGAAACCCAAAGAAGAACCCAAAGAAAAGATAGTTGACCTTAACGAATACATTAAATCAGAGAAACCTTACGTTGTGTGGGTCAACCCATTTGAGTTCGGCATAGACCCGTGCGCGAGAAACATACACGAAGCAAGGTATGTCTACCACAAGACCACTAAACTTCTCTCGCAGGTCAAGTCAAACCAACTCTACGAGAACACGGATAAACTGGTCGGCTCGGTTGTTTCCGATACGAACATATCTAAAGTCCCCGAAACAGAAATAGAGAACTTCAAGACGATAGATTTATACGAGATACACTACAAGACCGAGGAAGGGATAAATGTTTTAGTCCTCGCCAAAGACCAAGAGGACTACACACCCCTCTACCACGACAAATCTATCTACGATATGGACGGATTCCAGTTTGAGATACTGACCTTTAACAAACATAACCATAAACTCTATCCCCGTTCAGATATAAGTATCGTCAAGGGTCTACAGGACAGGATAGCGACCACATTCGATTCCATACTTGACCAAGTAGACAAGTTCGTTCCCAAGTTAATCGTTGACGAATCCGCTATGACCGAACAAGGAAAGAAGTCTTTACGGGACGGAGAGGTGGGAGCGATATGTTATTCCACTAAAGACCCCAACACGGTCGTAAAAGAAGCGTCCTTTACCCAGTTAAAGGGGGACTTGACCGTCCTTATTGACAGGATAATGGACATTGTTATGCTTGAAACAGGTCTTACGAGAGCGCAGTTGATGGGTATGACCTCGGCACAGACAGCTACCGAAGCCCAGATAGGACAGGCAGGACAGAATCTTCGTCTTTCGGACAAGTTTGACTTCGTTGCGGACTTCGCTAACAGGCAATCCGAGAAACTTTGGTCGGTTGTAAGGCAGTTTGTCGACTTACCAGAGATACAACTTATTACTGGCGAGAGGGGAATAGACGAAACGACAGGTCTACCCAAGTTTTCGTGGATGCCTGACATAAACTCCAAGATTTCCGACTCGCTCAAAGAGGGAGATTACCGTTTCCGTATAGAAGTCGGTTCAACCGAGAAGCCCGACCTGCCGATCCTGCGTAAACAGGTCGAGAACCTCGCTAATATCTTAATGAAACCCGATGTATTGGTAGCGTTCCAACAGCAGGGGTATAAGATTAACTTGGCAGAGATACTTAAACGCTATCTCTACCTGTTCCCTGACGTATTTGTTGACGGGGGCAAGATAATCCAGCCCATTACCCAGCAGACGCAGGGTTTAATCCCCCCGCAGATGCCAGAAACCCGTGGCGGTGGCGGAACAGGAGTAAGACCACAGCAATTTCAGGAAGCACCGCCCAATATGGCGGATATAATTTCACAAATAGGCGGCGAAAAGGGTAATGTCCCTTTAGCATAGAAAGGAGAGTAAATGCCTAACCAGTCAATCTATTGGCCTAAAGACGCACACGCAGGGTATTACGACAAGGCACTTCAAAAACATTTCCACAGCAAGAGCGAGAAACGGGAGTATATGAACTCAAAGGGTATATCCGAAGAAGGTTCTATGGAAAGCAATTCCCACAGGGACAGGCGGCTTGCTGACGAGATAAACTATCACAGGGAAAAACAGGGCTTAAAGCCGAAAACAATCGCAGAACTAAAAGGAGAAAGGTAATGGCATACGCAAGTTTTAAACCGGCAAAGAGGACTTCGAAGGGCGCACCGAGGAATAGTGAGGAAATAAGGAACCTACCAAAGGAAGCGACAAGGAGCCCTTATACCAACCCGTCTGTCGCTAAAACCCCGTTTAACGGGACAGTCAACGAAAAACTATAACGAGGGTCGGTAATGAACGTTAAAATCCCTAACTCTATGAAATCCCCCACGGTCATCGTTATCGGTCAAGGGACTATGGACGAAAAAAAGAACTCCATCCACGAAAAACGTATGGACAACCTTGAAAGAAAACTCGACCAACAGTATAAGTCCGTCGTTAATAATTCTGGTTTTGAGAAGAAACTTGACCAACTCCAGAAGTCTTTTGAAAACGGAATGAACAAAGTTGTTTCTGCTAATAAAAAACTTATAAACAATGACCAGTCTAAAAGGATTGAATCGTTAAAAAGAGAATTGGAAGCAAAGATAAACTCTGTCAGGAAATTGGATAGCGGGAAAGAAAATCTAAAACCCCTTGTTAGAAAACTTGATTCGTTAGAAACTGCGTTAAGCAAGATACCTTCAAAGATACAGGTATCCCAACCCAAGTCGCAGAACCTTAACGCCTCATTTGAAAAAATGATTTCAAGATTAGAATCGGCGATAGATAAAGTCAAACCGAGGATGTACCCCTCGCCATCGTAATACAGGTATGACACCACCTTTGAGTGTGTCCCTTCGTCAGGCCAGACGTAAAAAGGAGAAATAAATGGAAGAAGCAAAAGACGTAACAGGAGCCTCGTCAGCCCCATCGGCGTTAGAAAGCGCAATAGCCTCCTCGCCAGAGGTCGAACAGGAAGCGACACAAGAGGTAGTTCAGGCGCAGGCCCCAACTGCGGAACAAGGGACTGAACAACCCGTTGTAGAGCAGGAAGAAGGTCGGATACCTTATTCCAGATTCAAGGAAAAGGTTGATGAGGCTAATTTTTACAAGGAGTTGCTTTCAAGGCAACCCCAGCCCACGCAACCTGTTCAGCAACAGCCCGTGAACCCATACGCCAATATGTCACCGGAAGAAGAACGCTTCTGGCGGGCGGTAGATGAAAGGGCGGAGAAAGTTGCGGAACGCAAGTTATCGCAAATAACTCCGGTAATCGAAGCAGGCAGGATGGAAATAGCGCAATCGAAAGTTGTGCAGTTCCGCCAAGCCCACCCCGACATCAAACCCGACTCGCCCGAAGAAATGGAGATAGCCCAGAGGATTAGCGCTGGTTATCGCCCTGACGATGCTTACTGGTCTGTTATGGGGCCTCGCGGAATAAGGGTTGCTGAAGAAAAAGGGAAACAAATAGTTAAACAACAAATCGAGGCCAAAAAGAAAGCCAATGTCGGGTCAACCACCGGTGTTTCACAGCAGGCGGTTGCTCCCAACACTAAACTATCATACCGGGAATATAACTCAAAGTTATACGACGATATGATGGCCGGTAAACTTTAAGGTCTCCTAAAGGAGAAATGAATGGCAACGGGCAATTCGAACTTTGACCGCCTTGCTACCATTTCGCTTCAGAACCACGGTAAAGAGATATTCGATGCCGTATCTACCAATAACGCACTTCTTTATATGCTCAAGAAAAGGGGCAACATAAAGATAGTCGATGGTGGTAGGTCGTTTACGCATCCTCTTTATTACAAGCAGAACACCAGTTTCAGGGCTTACTCGAAGTTGGAAGCCATTGACACGCCGCTTATGGACGATGTCACTCGCGCCGAATACCCGATTAAGGTCGTTGCTGGTTCGCTTGCAATATCAACGTATGATGAAGCGACAAATCAGGGCAAGGAAAAACTGCTTGACCTTCTTGATGAAGTCAAGATGGCGGCAGAAATATCAATGTCTGAAGTTATGGGCGATCAGGTATTTTCTGACGGTGTCGGAGCCAACGATTTTGACGGCCTCCAGCACCTGATTAACGTATCCCCTTCGACCCAGACGGACGTTGGTGGGATAAACCCGAGCGATACGGGTAATGAATACTGGCGCAACTACATCAACACGACCGGAACCGCCGCGTTTAACACGGGTAGCGCTGGTCTTACGTTGATGAACACGGCGTTGAATCAGACCACGTTTGGTCGCCAGGGGCCGAGAGCGGTTATAACCACGAAAGCGATTTACGGGTTATACGAAATTGGTCTTACCGCGAACATACGTTATGTAACGACTGAACTGGCTGACGCTGGTTTCAGGCACTTGGCATATACCACGATGCCTATATTGTTTGACGATAATTGCCCCGCCGCCAGGATGTATTTTGTCGATACCGACAACCTCTGGCTCCAGTTGCTCGCAAAGGGTAACTTCCAAGTTACTCCGTTCGAGCCGTCGCATAATCAGTTAAGCAAGACAGCGTTGATGTATGTGTTTGGTAATCTCACCGCAGGCTCCCGCAGGACGCAGGGCTTGCTTACGGCTATAACTGGATAGAAAGGAGAAACTAAATGAAAAAGTTATTTGTTCTTTTAGCAATCCTTTCTTTTTCGGGGATTGCGTTTGGAGCGAGCATACCGTCGGTTGTTTCACCCTCTGACGGGCCGGAAGTTTGGACTGTCGAAGTCTACAATGACTCCGGTGCGGCTTTAACATCAGGTTCGATAGTTGTATGGGATTATACAGATACGGATATGTCGAGTATCGCAAACCGTAAAATGTATGTCACTACAACTACGACCGTTGATGACATCGCTTGTGCTGGTATCGTTGTGTCGCCTTCCATAGCGGCTGGTTCGGTAGGTGCAATAGCCATCTACGGCCCCGTCCCGTGCAGAGTTACAGGCACGGTCACGGCTGGTTTAGGTCTTGCCACTTCAGCTACCGCCGGAGTAGTTGGGCCTTACAGCAACACGTCTGCTGACGATGCGGCTGTGGGCTTCAGCGTTGCGGCTACTACCTCGTCTAATCTTGGTGGTGGTGATGATATCGGGATTGTATTTGTAAATCCCAGCTTACAGTTGGACTAACAAAGTTGAGGGGCGGGGCAACTCGCCCCTCTCTTACTTATGAAAAAATATCTTATACTAATAATCATCTTACTCTTATCGGGTTGTAACGATAAATACTACCCCCCTATGTCGCAAGACCAGGGGCAGAGAATACATTATAAATACGTTATGTATCCTATGTCCAAATGTGATTACTGTAAAGAAGAAACCCATATATATAAAGTAGTCAACGGCAAGAAAATTATGTGTAACAACTGCTATAAAAAACGATATTTAAGGGCGAACGGGATTAAGTGAAGGGGGATAGCGGGTTGAAAAAAATGGTGCTGTTCTTTCTCATAGTATTCCCCTTCTCGGCATTTCTGATACCTCAACTCGATATTTGGCACGGGCAAGGGTATATTATACAGGGTGCGATACTTATCTTTTACTGCGCCCACTTATTCAAGAAAAACAAACCCCTTGCCCTGCTTCTTGGTTGGGCTGGGTTATTGACCTTAAACCTATTCGTAAAAGCCCACATAGAAACCAAGCAATACGCCGTAATGGTGTTCCTGCCGTTCTTTAACCTGTTGAATATAGTAATCTTTTTTGACCTATTAACACAATGGGTAGACAAGGAAACATACAGGAAGTTCTTTAAGTATTTTGTTTATACATTCTTGGTAGTGGCGGTTTATTCCCTATTACAGAAATTCGGTCTTGACCAGTTTTACCGTTCAATAGACGCTTCGATAAAGGGAAATAACAGGGAACTTGTCGGGGTAATGGGAAACTCAATGCACCATTCCCATTTCCTTGTAATCGGACTGCCAGTCCTGTTCATATTAAAGGGGTGGGTGAGAAAACTTGCGATACTCTTTGCTGTGGGCTGTATTGTTTTATCTGGTTCATCTTCAGGTCTCTTGGTTGCTTTGGCAGTTATTGCCCTTGGTCAGGTATTTTTAAGGATATACACGATAAAGGAACTGATACTTTTATTTATAGTCGGTCTTAATTACGTCTTTTGGTCTCATATACAATTATCGTCTTTCGCTTTTGATAACGGGCGCTTACAGATATGGAAAGATTACTTACCCATATTCAAGGCAAAACCCATTACGGGTTGGGGAATGGGTATAGTAAACGTATTAGCCCAAGAACCCAAGTTCCTGACTTGGAGACACCTTCATTTAGAGTATTACCACTTGGCGGTTGAACTCGGTCTTATCGGGTTATCGTTTGTGGCTTGGGGAGTAATTGACTATTTCGGGAGATTTATAAGAGGTGTTAAAGATGAACTTTCTGTCATATCGGCTTCAATGTTTCTGGCGTTTTGTCTGGCTTCGTTATTTGGGTATCCCGCCCATTTGTGGGTGTTAGCGATATTGGGTATTACGGCTTATAGTTATCAGTATTTAATGGAGAAATAATATGGCTCTTTCGACGTTGAGCGAGATTCGCTCGAATGTGGCTTCTACCGCAAGGGAAACGCAGATAAACTCCCTTATTGACACGTTTATCAACTTGTCCTTACAGGAGATAAACGATCCTGCGTGGGCGTTTGAACAAGCCCAAGCGTTCAGGGGATATAACCATCTCTGGTCATTTAACCGCAGGAAGTTCACGTTCCCCGTAATGGGAGAAAACAACCAGTTACCGAGGGACTGCGATAAGATAGCCCTTATCAGACAAATTAACTCCCCCACCAAGCTCCAGTACATACCCGATGAACTATTCTACAAATACGTTCCCAATCCCACCGCTACGGGAAACCCCCTCTATTACAGGATATGGGAGGAAGAAGGGCTGTCCACCCGTCTGGCTACGGACGATAGCATCACGGTTCTTTCCTCGTCCGCTACGGATAGTTCACAGACCGTATCCGTTGTGGGTTATTCTACGTTGGGTTATGTCCAAAGCGAAACGATTTCACTTAACGGGACGACACCCGTGGCAGGAACGCTTACTTATGACGCCGGTAGACCGATAAGGGTTTCCAAGTCAGCGGCTACAACGGGTTATGTCACGGTCAGGAAAACCACCGCACCAACTACCACGCTCGTCATTCTCTCTCCCGAAGACAGGAGTCCGAGGTTCAGGGTGTTAGGGTTGTATCCGATACCGACAGCGGACACGGGAAGTATAACGGCTTACGCTGACTCGGCGACTTCTCCGGGCGTTAACACAACCGTCACTTCAGCGGCTCACGGCTTATCTGACGGGGACGAAGTAATAATCTCGTTGACCACGAACTATAACGGCACATACACCATAGAGAACGTAACCACAAATACTTTCGATATAGTCAAGGCGTTTACGGTCAACGACGCCACGGGAACGTGGGATAAGATTATATTACATTTGTATCTTGAATACTACACACGCATACGCCAGTTAGTCAATGACTCGGACGTTCCCGACATAAACGAGAAATGGTTATGGGTTGTTCGTCTCGGTGCGTTGGCGAAGGTCTACGCTTACCAGAAAGCCGATGACAAGATGGTTTCTACGCAGGCGATGTATGCTTCAGGCGTGAGAAGTATGGTGAAAAGTGACCTCGGAGAATCTGACTATATACCCACGCTCACGAGGCATTATAAGAGACCGGGAACTATCGTAACATTCTCTACCGAAGGATATGGTGAATATGGCTTGGTTCCGTAAACTATTACTCGCAGGTATACTCTTATGTGTATACTTTCCCCTTTACGCTGAAACTCCCCGTGTATTCCCAAGCGAGGGATTACAGCAGTTTTTAGGTTTAGACGACACAAGTGCGCCGACAAGCGTTAAAGACGGTCGTGCCGCAGACATACAGAACATTATGCTCGACATTACGGGTGCGGCATACAAAAGGAACGGCTATTCTCTTGAAGTTTCACTCGATACCAATGAAGTCGGGGATGACTTTGAAGCGGTAACGGGACTTTACGAACTCTACAAATCTGACGGAACAAGGACAAAGATAGCCGTCGGGAATAAGTTTTACTCTTGGACGACCACAGGAACAAAGACAGACATTACGGGTGCGGACGTTGTCGCCTCGGGTATCACGGTAGCACAGAACAACCAGTATACTTGGGCTTCGGCTCTCGATTATGCCATAGGAACTAATAATGTAGACCCTCCTGTCAAGATAGACGGGACTACCGCTTCTATACTTACCTACGGCCCGTTCAGCGATGCCAATAACTTTACCGCAAAGTGCGTTATCTGGTGGAAGAATTATCTGGTATTCGGCAACACGACCGAACTTACCGTTCCGCACACCACACGTATACGCTGGTCAAACGTAGGAACGATAGACCAGTTTGACGATGATGATTTCGTAGACATAGCCACCCTCGGTGGACAACAGATCGAGGCGATGGCTACTATTTATGATGACCTGTTCATATTCCTTACGGACTCGATTTACAAGGTTTCCCTTGTAGGTGGAACAGAGTTAATTCAGGTAACCAAGGTTTCCGAGGGAATAGGGTGTATAGCAAAGAACTCGGTTAAGAATGTGGGCATAGGAAACGCCGAAGGTATCATATTCCTGTCAAGGGATAAGACCATAAACTTCGTTGACGGTGTTTCGGTCAAGGAGATTTCCACACTTATTTCGGGAGTGATGGACGACCTGTCTGGTGCGAGATTACCTTATGCGGTGGCGGCAGACGATAGGGCTAATTCGCATTATTATTTATCCGTTACTTCGGGAACGGGGTCAGCGAACAACCTTTTACTTGATTACCATTACGGGATAGCGGAATGGTCAAAACACACGCAGATAGACGCTAATTCGATAATGTATGGTCTTGACGCTAACACGAACCAGCAGGTCTATTACGGCAATTACTCTGGATACATTTACCAGATGAATGACGTAAACCTTGATAGCGACGTTGCAGGCGAAGTGGGTATCTTTGATGACAGAGACATCATAGATACGGACACGGCTTCGGGGCTGATTGTCCTGTATGACACTTCCGCCGATTTCTCTACCGCAACAGGGGCGACAGTCCGTATCACTTCGGGAACGGGAGTAAACGAGGAGAGTGTAATCGTTTATTGCGGCGGCCCTCTCTGCTCAACGGGTATCGTAGTTGTCAATTCCGCTTTTACGGCAACTGGAACATCAGTTTACTCTATAGGGGATATAGACGCTTACTACACGACCAAGTGGTATGACACGGGTGTTGCTACAAGAAGAAAGAACTTCGGGGAACTGTTCCTGTGGGCTACCACGGATACGTCAGTCCAAATGGGCGTTTACTACGCAACTGATTTCTCTAACACAATAACCCTTGCTGACGTAGACCTCGCTATTGACGGTTCGTTATGGGGAACGGCGATATGGGGAACGGGCGTATGGGGCGGTGATTCGAGTTCACTTTCAAGGGTTCCGCTTAATGTTTCAGGACGATATATCAAAATGAAGTTTAGCGAGGATACGATAGACGAACCGATGACGTTATGGGGCTACAGCGTCGTGTTATGGGATTTATCGGAGTTTTGATCTATGCAGTTTACGATGTTCAGAATTATTCTTACAAAGTTGAAGATTTTCGGGTCTATTATCGGAAGGTTTATTGTTAATATGATGAACCCTTTCTTCGGGTTTAAGATAGCGACCAATAATAGATTCCATTACAAGGCGGTGTTCATAAACATATCCAGAACGATTAGCAAAGGGATGGTTGATGTTCTTAACAAGGATATATTCTCTTTCCCTTTTTCTTCTAACGGTTCTTCCTCCCTTCCAACTCGGACTATCTTTTCCCGAACGATGGCGCTTGGGCCAAGAATTGGGAGATTTTTTCCATACTTGTTTCATCGTATCACTCATCGCTTCTCTTTGCTGTATAGAGTGTTTCCTACCTCTCATAGAAATACCAAAACATTTATAAGAGCAATATTTTGCAGTTTCCGATCTACCCGCTTTTGCCTTAAAAGGCTTGTCGCAGATTACACACTTTTTATATCTACGAGGATTAACTATTCTTCCCGTGTATGCTTTATTTCGACACTCAAAAGAACAATATTTTCTTCCCTTTTTAATTTGAGATGCATTTGCTTCAAACCCCTTATTACATATACGGCAGTTTATTATCATTTAATCTCCTTTTTTAAGCAGTATACCATTAAAACCACGCTTGTCAAGGGGAAAGTGGGATTTAGATGACTTCTAAAATTGTATTTATCCTTACAACGATTTGTATGTTTTTATACACACCGTTGTATGCTTACCGCACGTCAAAGCCGTTAAGGATTACCGACTACGACCAAGGCGGGCTTGTTTCAATAAATAAAAACTTTGAGGAATTATGGAATATAACCAACGGAAGATTTAACCTTAACTATACGAATGTGAACCCCGATGGGAACCTTAAAGGCGAATTGGGCGATATGATTATCTTTAACGATTCAGGGACTTATTACTTGGAGATAAACGTAGGTGGAACCGTGTGGCGTGGAGTGGAGTTACAAAATGTTCCTTAAAGGAAAAACTATGAAAAGATTACTGATACTGGTTTTAATGTTGTGTGTGGTTCCCGTCTATGCTTCCGCACCTACAAGAGTTTATACATATACCGCTGGAAATGTGATACAGCCCAGCGAAGTCACCGCCAACGAAGATGCGATTTTCAGATACCTGACAGCGGGCGTTGACACGATCGCCGCTAATTCAGTAGGGACTTCCCAGTTAATAGCCGATTCCGTTACCACGGCAAAGATACTTGACGGGACGATAGTCAGCGCCGATATTTCGGCAACAGCCGCAATACCTTATTCTAAACTCACCTTAACCGGACTGGTTGCTACTGCCGACTTATCTAACACTATATCAATAAGCACTTCGGGAACCATCACTACTACAAACACCCTACAAGCAAACGCAGTTACTTGCACGACCACAACCACTACATCGGGTCTTTCCGTAACGGGCATGGTAAAGGATAAAGATGGAGATTGGCCCGCAGAAGGTCAGATATTAGTGGGTGGGAACACGGGTGTTAATTGGGAGGCGCCGCCAGCACTCGGCGCTTGGGATGCAGGAGCTCCGTGGGTAAGTGGGACAGCATATTTAGCGGCAACAGATGGATTCGTTGTTGCTTATACAATTGGCGCCCAAGTTCTCGTCCAAACCGATTCCGCAAATCCCCCGACAACTAGTAGAACAGCAGGCGGTAGCGACACTACGTCAGGTGGAGCATGTAGCCCAGTAAAAAAAGGCGAATATTGGAAAGTAACTGGAGGGACTATTTATTGGATACCACTCGGGAACTAAAGGGAGAGATATGAAAATAATAATCGCTTCAATAATTTGTTTATTTGCTTCATTAGCTTTCGCTATGGGAACAATGGATGTAAAAACTGGAATAGGTTATATCAAGGATAGCGACGGAAAGATAGTGTGCAAATACGTTCTACCCATTGGAAAACACCCTCTTAAAGACGGATATACCTATACTGAAGTTGCCACAAGAAAAGATTTAGAAAGTATAGAAGTTTACCAAGAACCCGTCAAAATAAAGACATTAGACGAGAAGTTAGAAGCAATAGGTCTTACAAAATCGGAGTTAAAGGAAGCTATTAAATAATGCTTGAAGTTCTGCGTGAGAACGGTGAGATCGTCGGGGTATGCGAATACTTTGTGGTTGATAAACAGGGAAAGATAGACGATAACGGCGAATACGCTTGGATCGCAGAGTGCGAGATAAACGAATCAAAAAGGGGACAGGGATACTTGGGGAGGTTTATCGAAGCAATCGCTTACAGATTCCCTAATACGAAATACGGCTACTTCTGGCGAAAAATGAAATACCCCCAGCGTTCACCCCGTATTTATAGCCGCAGGCAATGGCTCAATTTAGTTAAATAAGGAGAAAGAAAATGGGCGGAGGCTCAAAAGAAACACAGACACAGGTAATACCCGTTCCGACAACCCCGGCACCTTCTGCGTCCGAAACGTCAGAACAGGCATACCAGTCGCAGTTAAAGTATAATCCCAAATTATACGAACAGTATGCACAGCAATACGCACAGTATCTTCCGCAACTGACGGGCATAGAATACCAGAACCAAGCCCAGTATGCCCCTCTTTATAAGGCATTACAGGAACAGTTGAACCCCGGACAGACACAGGTTCTTCCCGCCCTGACACAGCAAGCGTTACAGATGCTGAATAATCCTTACGGTTATTCCGAATCGCAACAGGCATCGGTTGACGCTATGAGATTGAAACAACAGCAGGAACTCTCGAAGCAGTTAAGGGAGAGGGCAAACTTGGGTGGCGGTCTTTACGGGGGAAGAACCCAGAAAGCCGAACAGGGAGCGCAGATAGATTTGAGCAACGCTTTCGCTGAACAGGATATAAACAGGCAATTACAGGCGGCTCAACAGGCACTCTCTTACGCTACTCCGGCATTACAAACTATGTATGGTAATGTCCAAGCGGCACAAGTTCCGAATTATACCCAGTCGGTAACGCCTGACGCAAATAGCATATATGGTGCGATGTATCAGAGTTCCCAGCCGAATTACTATATTCAGCCCGGTCAGGCGGCAACTGCAAGCCCATTGTGGTCAGCCTTCGGAAGTGCGGCGGGTGGGTTGTTTGGAGCGATGCTTTAATGAATAATAAATTGGGGGTTTCATAATATGGCTATCGTAGTTCTACCACAGAAACAACCTACACAAAACCAAACTGGTATAGGTCAGTTTGTTCAGGGTCTTAATCCTATGCTCCAAGCGGCTTTCGCCCAAGCCCTTCAAAATAAGGCATACCAGTTCCAATTACAGAAACAAATGGAAATGAAACAACAGCAAGCCGAGCAGGATAGACAGAACACCCTAAAAACACTTGAACAATACGGGGCTTATTCCAGAACACCCGAAACGCAATCTTTTATGCAACCGAGTGCTGGGTATCCACAAGGTATAAATCTCCCCGTTCCCGGCAAGTTTAAGGAATCTTTTGACTTATCCAAACTCCCCGAAGGGTTAAAAATCGGAACGGGTGGTGAAATGTCATTCCAAGCCCCCGATCCGTTTAGCCAGTATTACAGGGCACGTGTTGCTGAAATGACGGGTAATACGTCCATTGACCAAACGGGGGAAACAACTCCGTCTATTCCTGATATGGGAATCACGGGATTATCGTTAGGTAAGGGCGGTGGAAGATTAACGTTTGGTCAAACACCCGAAATGAAACTAAAATCCGAAGGTGCTAAAAATCTTCAGGAATACTCGTCTAATGCCCTTGACGTATTAGTCGCTCTTGATACCGTAGAACAATATGCTAAAAAACTCCCGAAATTCGAGAGAGGATTTTTAGGACAAACTAAAGCCCGTGCCGGAGTTGCCCTTGGTGAATATACCGCCGACCCGAAGTTTAGCCAGTATTCCGGTATTCTTTCACAGAAATTAACACCATTGGCGAGAAAACTTCAGGAAGAAAAAGGGCCTATTACTGAATTTGATATTGATAGGGTTGTTGAGGGTTTAGGAAATAAGAACCTTCCCATTGAAGACAAAGTGGTTATTATGAACGAAGCGAGAAACTTGGTTAAGGAAGCCCTTACTAACAAAATAAGAAACGCTGGTATGACAGTTGAACAATTCGCCCAGCAAAATCCTGAACTATATAAAAAGGCATTTGGCGCTGGAGGCTCGGCTCAAACAACGGACGGAATGTCTGACGAACAGGCATACCAAGAATATCTCAAAATGACCACGGGAGGTTTTTAATGCCCCTCTCATTTGAGCAATTCCAGCAATTAAGGTCAAGGGGTTTATCAAATGACCAGATAGCCAAGTTTGAAAGTGGTTATAAACCGCAACCACCCAACGAAGAAATGGTTGACAGGTTAGCACAGCAACGCCCTGATATTCAACAGCAGGCGGGACAAGAAATATTAGGGCTGGGTCAGAATATGGCACAGAACCCCCTTGCCGCCCCGTTAATGCCCGCTAAAGCCGTATTGGATTCTTTCGGTGGACTAATGCAGAGGGGAGAAGCCGCGGTTGCTAATCCCTTGTTAGAAATGGGACGGGGCAGGTTCGGCAACATTCCCAGGGCGGCGTGGCAAGGAATAACTGGTCAACGTATGGGAGAAATGGGAGACGTAGCAAGACAAGCGGGTTTGCCTGAATCCGTCGCACAAGTATTTGGTTTAGCCACTACCGGAATGGGTATGACTAAACTCGGTCGGTTATCTGGTCTGTCAAAAGCAAACAATTTCGCTAAACTGGAATCCGCTTACGGAAAAGACATATCAAGAAACATAATTAAAGCAACGACAGGATTGAGCGATACGGGAGTTGACTGGGGACAAAGAACTGGTTGGAGGGCGATAAAGACCAAGAATTACGTGGGTTCAAAAGGTGTGGAAGTCCCCTATAACATAGCAACCCAAGTTACTGACAATATGAAGAAAATCGCTATCGAGGAACACGATAACTTTGAGAGAGCTATTAACGGAATAGAAAAAGGGAGTGTCAATGCGGTAGAATTAGACCAAATGGTCAAGGGGGTGTTAAGGGATTCGGGATTTCTCAACCCCGATTTTAGACCTACATTAAAGACACGTGGAACGGTATCGGGAAAAATAGAGAAGTTCCTTCGTAATGCACAGGGAGAAATAAAGGAGAGTGCCGAAATACCCATTGACGTAATAAACACAATTAAGAAAGACATTAAAAAGGCAATCCCTGCCCAGTATTTTTCGGGTAAAAAGATAAGTTTGACGGAAGAACAGAAACTTGCTAAAGACATAATATATAAACTTGACGATGTTATAAGCAAAACCGCAGGCGTAGCAGAGAACGAAGCGTTTAGGGATGCAAAGGCAAGTTATGCTCGATTCAAAGACGCTGAAGCAAGGGTAAACCAGTTATTCGAGAAACAGGTCGGTCAACATTACGTCCCTGATCCCGAAAAGGTTGTCAACATATTCAACAAGACAGCCGCCGCTGAAGTGGCTGATATGACACAAATACAGGAATTGTCAAACTATATGGCTGGTATGGGATATAGAAACTTCGCTCCTGAATTGTTTGACTGGAACCTCGCACAGAGATTGACTTCCGGCATAGGGGCGGTTCAGGGTAGCCAAGCCAAGTTATTTTCTATGTTCAGACCGGCTGTAAGACAGACCTTAAAGATGCCTACAACCCAAATGGCGGGACAATTCGTTGAAAAGGGTATTGAAAGACCAACCAAGTTCCTTGCCGGACAATCAAAGATACCCGCCTATTTAAGATACGCCACTGGTAGAAACGAGGAGAAATAATGGGTAAACGCCATTCAGAAACAGAAGTCCTTTCACGGAATCAAGGTATGCGTTACAGGGCAGAGTTTAACGCCACTAACCAAGTCGTATACGAGGGCTGGTCTATCTATCCCAACGCCCTTACAAGCGAAGCCAAGTGGCAAATCGCTTATAACACCTATGACGCTTCAGGGAACCTGACACAAACGGACTGGGCTGACGGGACAGACGCATTTGAAAAGGTTTGGGACGACAGGGCATTGTATTCTTATTAGGGGAAAAATGAAAAAACTATTACTTGTATTGTTGTTTATACCCTCTTTGGTGTTTGGTCAATCTGCTGGGGGCGGAAGTGGAGCAAGGATAACTTCGGAAAGCCAGCACCCCTTACTCCATAAAGACAATCGGATCGTCACCGAAGCATACGGAGCCAATTCTGGTTTAACGGTCGAAGCCCAACTACACAATATAATTGACGGTATCGGTATTTATCCGTTCACTTACCTCACCCTCGCCGCCCCTGACCAGACCGTCACCCAGACACCTAATTTCAGCGGGGGGTTGACAGGTCTTTCGGTCGGTATTCTTGAAGGCGGGGCTAATCCTGTAAAATATTCATATTTTCAAGGCGGCGACCAAGGGGCTGACATTACCTATACTTTACCTACTGCTGTCGGTTCGGCAGGCACAGTCTTGACAGATGCCGCTGGGAATGGGGTTCTGTCTTGGGAAGCAGGCGGTGGCGGGGGTATGGTCTATCCGGGCGCAGGGATTGCTTTAAGCACAGGAGCCGCTTGGGATACTTCAATCACCAATAATTCAGCGAACTGGAATACCGCCTATGGATGGGGCAATCATGCAGGATTATATCTTCCCATTGGTGGTGGCACGCTTACAGGTAATTTATTCTTAGGCACGATTGACCAGGACGGCACTCCTGCAATCGGTCGCCTGACCGTCAAAGGCTCCACCAACGACGGCTCAACCAATATCTTCGTGGGCAGGGATAGCGATGAGGCGAATGTATTCTCGATAAATACGGATGGTGGCTTTACCGCCAACGGCAGTTCAACAATAGGTGGTGGCGAAGCAGGGGTTGATTACACCTTGACCTTCAACGGTGAAACAAATGACGGGGTGATAACGTGGCTGGAAGATGAAGATACGTTTGATATGGCGTGCGGGTTAAGAGTGGCGAGTGGGACGACAGACACTTCTGGAGTTTTTCCGATAACCTCTACTGATATACTTGCTTGGACATTTGATACAAGCCATAATCTTTGGGCAGTAATGTCCGATGGTTTATACAAGTCTACCGACTATGGGACAACTTTTGTAGCCGCTGACCTCATAGGCACTACACAAACTTTTTCATCTGTTCTTGTGGCAACGAATGGATATATCTATTGGTGTCCTCAAGGATATGGAAAGATACGAAGGAGCACAAATGGTTCTACCTTTGGAGACGTTGCTTCTTACACGGCTACTGGGAGTGGTGGCTGGTCTTTGACTGAAGATAACCTTGGTTATATATATATGGGTATCTACACTACTGTAGGAAATAATCAGCAGAAAATCTTACGTTCTACCGATAATGGGGCGAACTGGACAGATTCTTATAGTGGCAGCGGGTGGCATATTCACGATGTCTATGCTGACCCTTATCAGGCAGGATATATTTATGCAACTTGCGACCCAGGAGCTGTCGGAGGCGAAACTTGGAAGATAATACGTTCTACGAATAACGGCGTTACTTGGTCGACAATAGATGAGGGTTCTTCTTACATTAAAATAAACTCTATTTCTGGAGCAAGATTTTTTGGTGCTGACGATGTAAACGGGACAATAGTTAAGACAATCGATGACTCTACTTTTACAACTCTTTATCAATCGGGAACATCCATAGTTTCATTTGCTACAGCGAGGATAGGAAGCACTGTTTATTTTGGTCAAGTAAGAAGTGGCGGAGCAAGCGGTATAGGACAATTGCTATCCACGGATGGCTCTACCACAAGAGTTGAGTGGCAAGGAACAGATACTACTTCTTGGACAGGAGTATTGGGGCTTTCTGTCGATAATGGGATATTATACGTTGCTACTTATGGAGCAGATAATTCCTTCAAACTTTATCCATCTACTAACATAAAGACTCGTAGTATATCAAATGATGGAGATATAGTAATTGCTCCAGATACAAAAGGTGTTTTAATAGATGGAGGAGTTAATATTGGTTCAACATTGTTAGCGGGAGATAATAATCTACGAGTTGAAGGCACCTCTCTTTTAATAGGAAATATTACAACTGGCGCTGGAATTCAATTAGCTGGTGGGTATCATATTTATCCATCCTCAGATTCAACAGCTGCGATAAATATAACAAAAGCTGATAATTCAACTCACGTTATGACAATAGATACTACTAATACAAGAATTGGTGTTGGGGCAGCTCCTGTTTCTCCTTACTGGTTCCAAATTGGAACCCCTGGGGGCACCGCTGCTGACTTCTGGTGTAGTGCGAATGATGCTGCTGGTCACGGAGTGTTTGTTGGCTATGATAATACGTATAGGATGAGGCTTACTGAAAAGACTATAAATTGTTATAACAATTCGCTTACTTTATATTCCGATTCAGATATTCTCTTAAATCCAGCGACTAATATTGTATATACAGATAGCGTATATCCCGTTACTGATAACACCTACTACCTTGGCAAGAATGATGATGACACCCCAAAAGCGTGGAAAGGTCTGATACTAAAGGACCAAGCGGGAACAGGAAAATATTATCGGCTTGAGGTCTATAACGACGCATTAAGAATAGTAGACCTAACGGATTAAAGGAGAACCAAAATGAGGATAGTATCACTCGTCGCATTATTGCTCGTATTCATCAGTCCAGTATTCGCCGATACCCTCGAAAAGGTAGACGCTAACACTATTAAGGTGATAACCACCACAGAAAGGGTCTATACCTACGAGGATTTATCAAACAGGATAGCAGGTCTAAAGGCAGACCGAGACGGTGTCCAGAGAAACCTTGACCTGTTAAATGCCAATATAGCAGGGATTGAGAAGCAACTCTCTGATGTGGAAAAGGCAGGGGTAGGGGCGAAGGTGGTAGAGGAAGTCATCGAGGAATGAAAATAGCAATCGTAATTCTGCTTGTTCTTTATCTGGTATTTAGGTGGCTTAAACGCAATGGATATTTAGGGTGTGAAAGATGTTAAAAAAAGCGTGTTGGATAGCGAAAGAATATAAAAAGGGCTGGCGATTAGCGTTTTGTAATGGCAACGATAATCCGAAATATCTCGACTTCTGGTTCGAGGAAAAAAGAGACATTAACAGCGCCTTAAAGCGTAATATCGTATTTGTGTTTATGGAGAATAAATGATTTTAATACGATTGGTTCGGGGATTTTTCATCTACTATACCCGACACCTCGATTTGCGGTGGCATCAATTTTTAGTCGGGCATAAATTAAGAAAAGATTGCCCGCACAAGGAAAAATGGCAGTGCATTCAATGCGAAATAGAGCAGGGTATTTATTTCATCTGCGCGGGTTGTTTAAAAACTTATTTTATCGGGAAAGACGGCAAGAGATATAAAAATGTAGAGCACTATTTGAAGGCAACCGAGGAAAAGGGGGAATAAAGTGGATTTAGTCAACCTGTGTAAGGAGTTCGGTATAGGTATCGGTGTCCTGCTATCTATCGCAGGTATGTTCTTTTTCCTCCTGAAATGGGTATTGGAACAATTCAAGGTAGAGTTGACCGAAAACAGGAAAGAGAGGGTGGAATACCTTAGAACCTTGGCTGAAATGAAAGACGGGATAACCGAACATAACTCACGCTCAAAAGAGTTTATGAACAACGTGGGACAGGAACACAGGGAAATGATAGCCACACTTGGTCGTATAAACGGGTATAAAGAGCATTGAGGTCGCTATGGCAAACGAGAATATGCAGTCGCCCGAAGATGAATGTATCCTGACATCAGATCCAAACGTAATCCTCCGTGTTGACTGGGACAAGAAACAATTTATCGGGGCGATAGTGAACGGCAAGAAAAAAGAAGTAAGCGATTTTGACAGGCACATATACGAACTAATTAACGAATCAGTCCATAAATACCCGTTATCGTTTGACAGGTTGGAGATAAAAGATGAACCCAATAATTGAAAAGATATTAAGCAAGTCCTTTTCGGGAAGATGGTTCGCTACTGTCGCTCTCGTATCAACCTATTGCCTTTCGTTTATAGGCGTGATAGTCCTTGTGGGAATGAAGATACTTTCTCCCGATTTCTTAATGGGTTATTTAACGGGTCTTGGAACTTTAGTCCTTAAAATAGTGTCGGATTACTTTGAAAGGGAGGACAGGAATGGGACTTCTGGGAAACCTTAAATCCGAGTTAATCAAGAAAGAGATATTAAAGGCACTCGCTAAACTTGACTTTGACCTTTACATTGACCCGATAAGAAATACCTGTGATTCGATAGGTCTTGACGAAGCGGATAAACAGGAGGTGATAAACAACCTTGTAAGCAAAGGACGGGTGTTCCTTTATAACCTGTCAAAGAATGATAAGCATAGAAAACCTGCTTAAAAAAGGGTTCAAAATCACGATTTTCTCGTCGGGGAAACCATTTGACCCGTCAAAACAGAAGCGGACAACCGCAAAACAGGACATACTAAACAAAAGAAAGGATAAGAAATGAATTGGGTTCAAAAATTGTATGACAAGATTAGGTTTTGGAAAGCGCCTGCTTGGTATGTAGATTTAATGGGGGAATCACAGGGTATATTCCTTGAATCTCTTTATATCATAGGCAAAAATCAGTTTGATAAAATCAAGGCGAAGGCAAGTGAAGCCCTGCAAGACGAAAGCCTGTCCGCCGAAGATAAAGTCAAGTCAATATTCAATTACTGCAAGGGGATAAAAATTGAATTAAATGATGTCTTGTTGAGTTCGCTGATAGGGGCTTTAATTAAAGCGTTGAAGAACAAAGGGACGATATAGTTTCTGTCCAAAAAGGCGTAATTATGCTTGACACCCTCGACCTTATTTGTTAAAAAGAGGGTAGGAGGGAAGCGGGATTGGATATAGGAATCGGGGGTATAAGTGATTTAGGGAGTAGGCGTGGTCTTCCCAGACCAAAACTGTTCACCAGTTCCCGCCGTCTGCTCCCTTTTTTATTTTAAGGAGGGGTATGCTACACTCTGACCACGTGCTTGTCATAGCGGATACGCATTTGCCTTTTGAGCACAAACACTACCTCGACTTCTGCCTGTCTATCCAAAAAAGGGTAAAGTGTGGACAAGTCGTAATGATTGGCGATTTAGTGGACAACCATTCCTTAACGATTAACCACGATGTTGACCCTAACGGCAAGTCCCCGAAAGACGAGATAGAAGAAGCCCGTAAACACTTGAAACCGTGGTTTAAGGCATTTCCTAACGTCAAACTCTGTTTAGGCAACCACGACCGCAGGGTCAACCTTAAAGCCAAGCACGTAGGGCTTCCTGACGTAGTTTTCCAGCCATTCAGGAAGATATGGGAACTCCCCGACGGCTGGCTGGACGCTTTCTCTTGGGAAATAGACGGGGTAAGATATACCCACGGGACAGGTCTTTCGGGAGATACCGCACACATTAAAGCCGCCCAACAAAACAGGCAAAGCACGGTCATAGGTCATACGCATTCGGTAGCCGCAACCCAGTATCTGGTAAGCGAGAAGGACAGGATAATGGCTATGAACTGCGGCTGTGGGGTAGATAGACATTCTTACGCTATGGCTTACGGAAGGGATTTCACGAAGAAACCAGTTCTCGCTTGCGGTGTGGTAACTGATAAGGGAAAGTATTGCCAAGTGTTCCCTATGGGGCTAAAATGAAAAGCAATATCGTATCGTCCTGTTGCCAAGCCAATGTCTTGTTTACTTTGTCTGTTTACGATTTACCGGAAAAGTCTTACTGCGCCTGTTGCCATCGGGCTTGTTCCGTGGTAGTCCTTGACCCTCACGGAAAGCCGAACACCAAAGATATGGAGTTATTTAATGACCAGAATGACACCGATAAGAAAGATTAAGGAAGGGGCGAAGGCGTCCTATTACGAAGCCAAGACCTCTTGTGGCTCGTTAAAGATAACCATTTATAACGGGGACGATGACTACCCCATCAGGATTGCCGTGGAACCCGTAGGAAACGGCTGTCTTGCCAATATTGAAGCGATGAGGCGGTTGGTTACCCTGCTGCTGGAAATGAACGCCCGTGCCGACGTAATCATCGAACAATTAAACAAGGTCATCTGTCCCGCCTGTAAATCGGCTATGGTAAAGGGGGACAAGGACATTTCTTTATCCTGTTCAAAAGCCATAGCGGGGGCATTAGATAAACACATAAATAACGGGGATAAGGATGTCCTACAAGACAAGAAGTAATTATCCCGTCGGAATATGTTTACGGAAGTGTGCCAACAGGGACAAGGGTTGTTTCCTGTGTATCGGTTTCAGCGAGTATGAACCTGAAATAATCAAAAAAGAGTATAAGGAGAAACCATTAAAATCCCCCACGAAATAACCTTATGCGGTAATACGTGGTCTGTCCACCAAAAGAATGGGGTTAAGGGCGGTTATTTTGACGCCAAGAAAAAGGTTATATTCATAGGTAAAGACCGAGATAAACAAGACAAGGAAGAAGCGCTATTACACGAAATTGTCGAAGCAATACTGATGGAAAGAGGACACAGATATTCCTATTACAATATGGAAGATAACGACGTTAGCCAGGATTTATTGTATAAGTTCTTCTTTGACCACGCCGAATTAACCAATATAGTTAAAGACCTTAAACTTGCTCTGAAAGATTTTACTTGACAAGATAAGGTTTATACTGTATACTCTCCTTGTAAATTAAAAAGGAGTAATGTGGGATGAACATTAAAGACCTCGCAAAGGTAAATAGAAAACTTAACTCCCCGGACGAAGGGACGTATCGAAAGGTGCGTCCCTATTGCTTTGCGAGGCCGTCTCGGGGGGTTCTTTATTTAGGAGGCAATATGGACAAGAACAGGATTAGACGGGTAATGTGGCTGGTCGTGGTAATGGTCTTGATAGGGTGCTTGATGGGTAGGTGTGGGGCGGAGGAATGGTCTGATGAGCAGATTGCCAATGCCATATACAGGGCAGAGAACTCAGCCAAGTATCCTTATGGTATCAAATCTGTCAACACTTTTGGCAATAAAGATTATGCCCGTAAAATCTGCCTAAATACCATAAGAAACAACAGGTTACGTTTTAAGCACCAGAATAGGTATGATGATTTTGTCACGTTTCTTGGTAGCAGGTATTGCCCCCCTACGGCTCACTCGCTCAATAAGAACTGGGTTAAGAATGTTAAGTATTGGTTAGGGAGGGTATAATGAGCCATAACGACATAGACCTTGAAGCGGTAAGACCAACCATATACGACGATGAAGGGATGTGGCCTGACTATGTATAAAGAAAAGTGTCCCAAGTGCGACGGAAAGGGGGTAATAAAAGGCGATAACGGATACGGAATGGAAAGGGAGTTTACCTGTTCAAGTTGTTGGGGCATGGGCTATCACGACAGGAAAACAGACGAGGAACTACTGGCAGAGTTCAAAAAGGATCAGGGCGGGTTAAACGCACAGTGTAAGTTATAACAAAGGAGGACGTATGAAGTTAGTAGAGTTGTTGGGTATACCCGATAAGGGGGACGTGTTTAACGTGGAAGCAAAGGTTAAGACGGTCTATAAGGTCGAGGCAAAGGCGACCGAGTATTCTTCACACAGGCAGAACATAATCCTTGAAGAAGGCCCGTTAGAGGTCAAGACGACCCTGTGGGATTGTGAAGAAGTATCCCGGTC